ATTAAAACTAATACAGAACTAAAGAAATTAAAGCATTAAAATTATAAACATGCGTGAGGAAACCTGAAAAACCTCATAAATATATATAAGCTGCGGTCAGGTGCATAGCAGCTGGCGTTATTCAATAAGTGATGGCCTTCATACTTGATAACGCAGGTTGTCTGCGATTGTTATTATTACGTCTTCGGCGAGAGCGCTTTCTTTGCGGTTTGCCACCGGGCTGCGATTGGAAAGTTGGTAAAGGAGTTATGGTGGGCCGTTGTTGTGTTGCTAGACGTGACACTTGATTGGTAAGATTGGCTATCTGTTTCTCCAAGCGGTTGCTGTTTTGCTGGCGAGGTCGGTTGTCAGTTTTAGGTTTGACGAAATCGCGCGCCTGTTTCATTGCCTTAGCCTTCTGCCGCGGTGCCCCAAACAAATCTTTCAGCCAAGTGACTGCAGATGGTATAAATTTGAGGGCAGTAGACGCAATGGAAGCAAGGTCATTGGCAGATGCTGGCAACGAGTCAGGGCGGGCATGCATGATCCCAACAGCCATCTTAATAGCATCTGGATCTGGTAAAGGTAAAGAACGCTGAAAAGTGACAAGAGAAGAACCGATCTTGGGTTGTATTTCCAAACCAACAAAAGCCTTAGATGTGATGTAAGGTACGGAGGATAAAACCGTCCCGACGGTCGTAGGGACGGTCAAACCTTCAAAAATAGTGATAGACCAATCTAAAGAGCCCCACTGGACTTCACCGGTGAAAGGTGTGAAGGATGTGGTGGACGTTGGATTGGTTGAAAAAAGAGGAACATAACCAAGAGTAGAGCCCACAGAGAACCTCATAAAAGAGAGCAGTAGACCGGTCGGCACGACGACGGAGGCGCCGGAAGAGTTATAAACAGATATCCACGGCATAACCTCATCCTCCTGCTGCAAAACAACGAAAGCACCGTCCTTAGCTGGGCGAGTAGCCGCTTTAGGTGAAGAGGTCAGCAGCTGACTGGCGTTAAGTGGCAAAACGGTGTTCCAAGATAAAGTTGTGGAAAATGGTAAAGTGCCGCCAGAACCGGCAGGGTTGGTAAAATCGACAAATTGATAAGGTATAGCTCCAGATGGTGCGGTAGGGTCAATTATTTCATAGCCGTCCGTGAACCGTATCTTCTCGCCTTCGCGACGAGATACGTTGTTATTAGCGATAGAGACGCGAATGGCGTCAGCGAGGTTTCGTTGGGAATCACCAGTTAGAGAAAGCAAGTAAATAGTCAAGTTAGT